GAACGCATACATCAACAACTACCAGATATACACCCAGGCACAGAAAGCCGCGTACAAGCCCGACAACAGGCTGAGCGTGAACTTTGCCAAATACATCGTCGACACCATGACAGGCTTCTTCACGGGCATCCCTGTGGCTGTGCGGTCATCTGAGGACGATGTGAACAAATGGCTGCAGGTGTTCAACGCCAGGAACGGGCTGGAAGACGACCTCTCCGAACTGGCGAAGGATGCAAGCATCTACGGAAGCACCAACCTCATGCTCTACATGGACGAGGATGCCGAGATCTGCATGCAGCCGGTGAGCCCGAAGGAATCCTTCATCGTGTACGATGACAGCATCCTGAAGCGCCCGATGTTCTTCATCCGCTACTATAAGGACGAGAGCAAGAAGGAGGTCGGCAGCTGGAGCAACGACAGCGTGGTGCAGCACTTCAAAGAAGGTGCCGGCGGATATGTGGCTACGGAGGAACCGTATGAGCACGGCTTCGACGGTGTGCCGGCTGTTGAGTTCATGGACAACGAGGAACGGATGAGCCTGTTCGAGAGCGTGCTGCCATTGATTGACGAGTACAACAAGGCGCTCTCCGAAAAGGCCAACGATGTGGACTACTACGCGGACAGCTATTTGAAGATCCTCGGCGCGAAGCTGGACGAAAACGAACTGACTGCGCTTCGGGATAACAGGATAATCAACTTCGAGGGCGACTTCGACAAGCTTCCGCAGGTTGACTTCCTTCAGAAGCCGGAAGCGGACGGCACCCAGGAACACCTGCTCGACCGGCTCCAGAAGATGATTTTCGAGACGAGCATGGTGGCCGACATCAACGACATCAATTTCGGGACCGCGAGCGGGATCGCCATCAAATACCGGCTCTGGGCGATGAGTTCCCTGGCAAAGGTGAAAGAGCGGAAGTTTACCCGGAGCCTGCAGCAGATGTACAAGCTCGTATTCTCCTCCCCGGTGGCAGCCGGCACGGAGGATTCCTGGGCAACCATCGACTACATCTTCCAGCTGAACTACCCGGCCAACCTCCTCGAGGAGACCGAGATAGCCAAGAACCTTGCCGGCATCGTGAGCAAAGAGACCCAGATGGCCGTCCTGAGCATCGTGGGTGACCCGGTGGCAGAACTGGAGAGAATGGAAGACGAACGGGCCTCCCAGATGAGCGAACTCTTCCCGCTGACGACAGAGTGAAGGAGGTGAGGACATGACCTCACTCGAATACTGGAAACAGCGCGAGAGGGCAGCCGCCGAAGAGTATGCCGTCACCGATGAGGAAGCTATCCGGAGAACACAGGAAGTCTATGCGAGGCTTCTGGCATCCGTGAATGAGAGAATTAACGCATTCTATTCACGGTACGCATCGGCCGAAGGCATTACGATGAACCTGGCCGAGCAGGCTGTCTCGTCCTTCGATGTGAAGGCCTTCGAGGCGACTGCTGCCAAGATGGTGGCGGAGAAGGACTTCTCCCCGCAGGCAAACCAACAGCTCCGGCTGTACAATGCCACGATGCGCATTAACCGGCTGGAGATGCTGAAGGCGTACATCGGCCTCGACACCATTGACGCCGGTTATGACTTAGATCGCATTGCCGACTATTATCTGACCGACAGAAGCCGGCAGGAGTTCGAACGGCAGGCGGGCATCTTGGGCAACAGCGTCCGCCCCACAGCGAAGGATGTGGACGACATCGTGCACAGTTCATTCTATAACGCGACCTTCTCCCAGCGCATCTGGGCAAGCATGAGCGAGCTGCATGACGAACTAAGCACCATCCTGACGAACGGAATTATCCAGGGCATCAACCCCAGGCAGATGACCTCACGCATGGCGGAGCGGTTCAACGTGTCGGAGTCGGATGCGGAGCGCCTGCTCCGGACCGAGATGGCCAGAGTGCAGACAGAAACGCAGAAGCAGAGCTTCAACATGGCCGGTTATGAGTATTACGTGTTCATAAGCCTGGAGGGCCGAGCCTGTCCTGTGTGCGCTGCGCTGGATACCGGCGAACCCATCAGCATCGAGGACCTCATGCCGGGCGAGACCGCGCCGCCTATTCATCCGCAGTGTCGCTGCAGTGTGGCTGCATGGATGGACCGGGAGCAGATGGAGAAGGAGCTCGGCTTCGCGCTGGACGAGGAGGAGGCCGAGGAGGCTGTGGAGAAACGTACGGTTACAGCCCTTGATGATTGCGAGACTGTTGACGAAGTGCGCGATCTGATGAAAGCTCAAGAATGGTTCTTTGTTGATGAAAGCATAAATTACAACGGCAACGATCTCATAAATTTGAGCGGAGCTGACCTTGAGGCTGCAAAGAGCATATATCGTACTTATTCGGCCGTGTTTGAAAGATACCCGCGGTTAGTTGGAGAACTTACGCCTCCGAGTGTTACAAAGCTTGACCCCACGATATATGGACAATGCTATACCGGGTTTGGCCGTGGTGGCATATCAATGAACCAACTGTATTATGGAGACTATAATCGGCTGATGCGAAAGCTTAGATCTGATATAGATAAAGGGTTCCATCCAAACACCACAAACACAACGGATTCTATTGTGTTCCATGAATTGGGCCATGCAATCGACGACTGGCTTAGCAATAAAATGGGGCAAGGTAAGAATCCAAAAGTGCTTCCAAATGGCACATCCGGATATTATAGCAACATTATAAGACCACAGGTCGCAAGGACAACAGGCATTCCTATAGGCGAAATGAAGAGCGCTGTCAGTGGATATGCAGCCAAGAATGCATCTGAATGGTTTGCAGAGTCATTTAGCGAGTATATGTCGAGCGATAACCCGCGGCCTGTAGCGCTTGAGGTTGGCAGAAGGCTGGATAAACTCATGCGGGAGGTTTGACATGGAAACATATGAAGCGGTAGAAGCTTTCTATCCGTGGATTACCGGAGAAGACAACGGTCAACTGTTTGGAGGACTTCGGAAAGACGCTCCGGAAAAAGCGGTAGCAGCTTATAACGATTATGTGCAAGAGAATGAAAAGCAGATGGCACAAAACTTAATAGTTTAAAAGGCACCCACCCGGGTGCTTTTTTAATGCCCAGACGTGGAAGGCTTTAAAAGCTACGGCTTCGGGGCAGACGTGGAACCCCTCAAAGCTACGGAAAACAAAACCGTCCACCCGGACGTAAAAAGGAGGGCAACATGGCAGAAGAGAGCACCGTGCAGGTCACGGAACAGACCACGCAGGAACAGCCGGTAAAGCAGACCGACACAGGCAACCAGGCTCCCGGGAAAGAGGAGAAGAAGGCAGCGGCCAAAGAGCCGGAGAAGACCTTCACACAGGCCGATGTGGACAGGATCGTACAGGAACGGCTGGACAGGGAGCGCAAGGCTCAGGAAGAAAAGCAGGCGGAGGCCGCGAAGCTGGCGGCTATGAACGAGAAGGAGAGAACCGAGTATCAGATCAAACAGCTGACCGAGGAGCTCAATGCTTATAAGGCCAAAGAAAACCGTGCAGCTATGGCCAAAGAAGCACGCACTATGCTCAGCGAAAAAGGTCTTGCCGGCATCTCCGACGACATCATCTCCCGCCTCATTGTAGAGAATGACGCCGAAGCGACCAAGCAAAACGTGGAAACCTTCGCCACCATGTTCGGTACAGCAGTGGACGAAGCTGTAAAGGCCAAGCTGAAGGGCTCAACCCCGAAGACCGGCCAGACAAGCAGCACGCTCACACAGGAACAGATTTTCGCCGTGAAAGACCGCAAAGAGCGGCAGCGGCTCATAAGAGAAAACATGAATATATTCCAAAAATAACAAGGAGGACACACTAATATGTCTGCTATTTCCAACACCACAGTGGCCGCAGATGTGGCTCCCGCCATCACTCTCGACTATGTGAGCAGAATCAGAAACAACATCGACCAGCTGCGTGAGATGCTGGGCATCTCCGAGATGGTACCGATGGCAGCGGGCAACACCATCAACATGTACAGCCTTGTCCGCTACAACACCCCGGAACAGGTCGCCGAGGGTTATGAAATCCCGCTGACCGAAATTAAGAGAACCGTAGCCAAGAGCGTGAGCCTGAGCCTGCTGAAATACCGCAAGCTGACGACCGCCGAAGCTATCCAGAAGACCGGCGCTGATGTTGCCATGAACATGACAGACGGCAAGCTGGTTTCTGAAGTACAGAAAGATATTAAGGCTGCCTTCTTCACCTCACTGAAGACCGGCACCGGCACAGCTACTGCTGCTGCTAACCTGCAGGCGCAGCTGGCCAACGGCTGGGCGAAGGTTGCGGCTGGCTTCGAAGACATGGATGCCAACCCGATTCACTTCGTACATCCGACAACTGCAGCCGCTTATCTCGGCTCCGCTTCCATCACTGTTCAGAACGCTTTCGGCCTGAACTATGTCCGCGACTTCCTTGGCCTCGGCACCCTGGTGCTGACCACGGCTGTCACCGCCGGCGATGTATGGAGCACTGCTAAAGAGAACCTTTGCGGCTTCTACGCTCCCGTGAGCGGCGACCTTGCTGACCAGTTCGGCCTTTCCTATGACGAGACCGGCATCGTGGGCATGACCCACAGCGTCCTGGCTGCCAGAGCCGGCATTGAGACCCTGGTACTTGCCGGCGTTGCCTTCGTTCCGGAAATCCTGGACCACGTATACAAGGGAACCATTTCAAACCCTCAGTAAGCCTGTCCGTCACGCCGTCTGAGGGAACAGGCACATCTGTATACGGCAAAGCTGCAGCAGATTTGCAGAGCGACATCACCATCGCGGACGACATCATCAGCGGAACTCTGTTATATGTAACAGGTTACACGGGCTTCTCAGGAGATCCTGACGAGCAGGAGGGCAACTTCCTTGCGCTGGCTGTTGAGAGAAAGAGCGGCGTCGACCTGACCGTCGAAATTATCGGCGGTAACAGTGAAGGCCACCCGGTTGAGATGGCAGCGGACGATGAGCTCCTGGTGGCGAGGATTACATCCACCGCCCAGAAGATTAAGTTCGTAGCTTACATCAACGAAGAGGCCGTGGAGACGAGAGTCTTCCAGCTTAGCGGACTCACCCTGACTCCGGACGAAGAAGCCTAAGGAGGGAACGCATGAGACTCGAGTGCACTAAGGAGCCCGTCAAGAAGGAAGCTCCGAAAAAGAAAAAGAAAAAAGACCCGGAGGTGAAAGCTGATGACACCAGAAGCGACAAATCTCCAGATTCAGCTGAATAAGGTCAAGAAGCTAATTCCCAACTTACAGGCGGGCGACACAAGCCTCGACGACATGCTCAGCGAAATCATCGAGCAGACCGAACAGCGGCTGCTCATCCGGCTCTCCGGCGCGGCAACGGCCATTCCGGAAGCCTTAACCTATGTTGTGACCAACGTGTCACTGGCCAGGTACAACCGCATCGCCGACGAGGGCAAGAGCTCCGCGTCGGTGGACGGTGAAACGAATGTCTATGCCGACAATGACTTCGAGCCTTACGAGGACGAAATCCAGGCCTGGCTCGATGCTCAGGCAGACCCGGACGGACAGATAAGCAGAGGGCGGGTGAGATTCCTTTGAGATACGACTATAAAGTTCAGTTTGTCAGAGAAGGCAGCATCACCTATGACCCGAGCACCGGCGACTATATTGAAACATCGCCCAGCCTTTATGAGTTCTGGGCGAATGTGACATCTGCCGGGGAGACGTCCGTGAAGATGGGCTACGGCAGCATCAAACAGGGCGACCTGGTTATCAGAATACGCGGTAAAGTAGATGCCGACGACTACGACTACCTTGTCTATGACGGCAAGCGGTACAGAGTCAACACCGTCCGCGCCTATCGCAACCAGCAGACCTTCCTCGTCTCGGAAGAACAGATGGGAGTGCCTGTGACTCCGCCGGCCAGTGAGGAGGTGGAGGCATGAGCAATAGCGTGACCATCGAGGTCCGGGGCGCTGACTCGGTTGTAGAGAAGCTGCGGAAGATCGGCGACATTAACGGCGTCAAGAAGATCGTGCAGATGAATGGCGCAGAGCTGCAGCAGAAAGCGCAGAGGAAGGCCCAGTTTAAAGGCCACTGGGAGGGAGACAAGTTCGTACCCCCGACCGGCACCCTGCGGCGCAGCATCCGGCTGGACATCGAGGACCAGGGCATGACAGCGGTCGTCTCGGCGAATACCGAGTACGCGGCCTATGTCGAATACGGCACCCGGTTCATGGCTGCACAGCCGTACCTGAGGCCGGCATTAAACGAACAGGCGGAGACCTTCAGGAATGACCTGGAGCGCTTCGCAAGCGGGAAAGGAGTGTAACTCATGGATAAACAGCAGAAAGTCTTCACGGCCCTTCTCGTGGCTCTGCGGGCGTCTGACTATGATGTCTATGACGGATTCCTCCCGCCTGAGGGTGTGCCGTACCCGTTCATCTATCTGGGTGAATCGGAACAGACCGAGGGTCTCCTGAAGAACGGCCACCAGAGCACCGTTTATCAGACGATACATGTCTATCACAACAACCCGCGGGCCCGCGGCACCATGTCTCGTATCATGGCAGCCGTGAAACAGGCCTGCTACGACATTACAGAAAGCGAGTCCGGCATAATGCTGACCGGGCTCTCCCAGCAGTTGCTCCACGACAACAGCACCAGCGTGCCGCTGATGCACGGCATCGTGGATGTGACATACAGATAACTAAGAAAGGAGCAAACGCTTATGTCTGCATTTACCGGCATTAAGGGGCAGAAGCTCATCTACCTCTACCGGAAATACTCCGGACGCACCACCGGCGCAGCTGTCTCCGTGGCATACACTTCCGAGAACTCCAAGAGCATCTCCGCGAACAACGATGCCATCAACACGAAGGACGGCGCGTTCCGTACCGCCGGCACTCCTGAGACCACCATCAACACCACCGCGTACTTCAAGAAGAACGACACCGCTCTCGAAGACCTGAAGGATGCGCTGCTGAACAGCGACCTGATGGAGATCTGGGAGGTTAACCTGGAAGAAGCCGGTTCCACCGAGGGCAAGTTCAAAGGCACCTATTTCCAGGGCTATGTTGCCAGCTTCGATGTGACCTCCACCGCGGAAGAGTGGGTACAGGCCGACATTTCCTTCGCCATCAACGGCAAGGGCGCTGAAGGCGATTGCACCGTCTCCCAGAGCATCATCGACGAGACGAGCTACACCTTCGCCGACACCACTCAGGCGTCCACCTGATAATTCAACACGGAGCGCGGGGCTATAAAGGTCCCGCGCTTTTTCTGCATACAGGAGAAAAGGAGACAATCATGACTATTAAAATTGACAATACCGAGCATGTCGTCCGCTTCGGCATCAAGTTCGTGGGCGAGGTAGACAAGCTCTTCAGCGACAAGAAAGATGCCTACGGAGTGGGCATGGCCTATGCTGTGCCGCGGCTTTTGGACGGCGATGTGCCGTTCCTTAGTAAGATACTCTGGCTGTCCATGTGCACCGAAAAAAACAGACCGTCACAGGATAAGGTAGACGAGTTTGTGGAAAATGTGGATAACATCGAAGCACTGATGGCGGAGACGATAGAAGAATTAAAAAATGCGAATGCTACGAAGTTAAAGACCAGGCAGATGGTAACACTGTTCGAGCGTCTTCAGAAGGCTCCGGAGACCCAGACGGAAGGCTGACCTCGGCTCAAGAGCTGGAGGAAATGATCCTTCGTAGCATCAGATACCTGGGCATGAATGACATCACAGCCATTGAGGAGATGACGCCTCGGGAGTACAGGCTCCTGCACACGGGTGCCGCGCTCCGGATGGTGGACGAGCAGAACAGGCTGCACCAGTCCGCCTGGCTGTCGCGGGAAATCCAGGCCACCGAAGGCAAGGGGAAATCCCGCAAGTATGTCTATGACAACTATGACAAGTTCTTCGATGCCAAACGGCTCGAAGACAAGATAAAACACGGCGATGACAAACCGCTTCCGGCACGGGGGAGCGCTTTTGCACGGTTCATCGACTATCAAAAACGAAAGGAAGGTGAGAAAAATGGCTGATAATATTGATGTCCGGTTGACTGCATCCGGAGCGCAGAGCTTTACAGACGATTTTAACCGGGCAGCTGACAGCGTCGAGAACTTAACCGACCAGACCGAATCAGCCAAGAGTTCTATATCCGGCTTTTCCGCCGTCTTTTCGGCTGTGCAGCGTGTCGTGCAGGCAGGGCTTGAAGCCATCGTGTCGAGCACGAAGGCCGCTATCCAGCAGTATGACACGATGAAGAACTTCCCGAAGCTCATGGAGCAGATGGGGTTCTCTGCGGAGACGGTCTCCAAAGACATGAACAAGATGCAGGACGCCATCGAGGCACTGCCGACCACAATCGACGAGATGGTGGCATCCGCCCGGAACATAGCCATGATTACGAAAGACATGGACAAGGCCACGGACATCGCCATCGCGATGAATAACGCCTTCTATGCTTCCGGATCTTCGGCCGCTGATGCTTCCAGGGGCCTGAACCAGTTCAACCAGATGATGGCCGCCGGAAAGGTGGATATGCAGTCCTGGCGGACGCTCCTGGAGACGATGCCGCTCGCCCTGGATAAGGTGGCGGAGTCCTTCGGGTATGTCGGCTCCAGCGCAAAGAACGACCTCTACGCGGCGCTGCAGTCCGGAGAGGTGACTTTCACGCAGTTTGCTGACCGCATCGTGGAACTGAACGACGCCACGGAAGACTTCGTGGGCTTCGCAGAGCTGGCCAAGACGGCCACAGGCGGCCTCGGCACGGCCATGCAGAACCTCGGCAATGCAATCGTCAAGGGCGTGGCAGAAAGCCTTGAGGAGGTCGACAAGGCCCTCACGAGGAACAAGCTGCCTACAATGGCTGGCATGGTTGACAAGGCGAGGGCAGCAGTCACGAAGGCCTTCACGAAGATGGCGCAGATCATCGGCAAAGTGGTGGACGTCGCTGCAAAGGCTTACAACAAGATTAAGCCGTACCTCCCGGCAATCACAACGGCACTCAAGACGGCTCTGGCCGGGTTCCTGGCTTATAAGGTGGTCTACTCCATCATGGATAAGGTCAAGGCCGGCATAGAGAACGCGAAGAAGGCCGTACAGGCGTTTTTCACGACGATTGAAGCCAATCCTATCGGAGTATTTATATCCGCCATAGCGGGCGTTGTGAGCGCTTTCCTGGCCCTCAGGAAGGCCACGCAGGACGCCATCTGGAGCACCGAGTCCTTCGCGAAGAATAAGG